ACCAGAAGAAGTAGATTTGTCTGGTAAGGAGAAAAACGATTACGAACAATTAACTGATCATCAGAAGTTTATTTTTACTAAGAATTTAGGCTATCAAATTTTATTAGATTCAGTACAGAGTAGAGGCATTAGTCATTTGCTTGAAGATTGTAGTAACCCAGAATTTGAAGCGTTTGCTAAGACATGGGAATTCTTCGAAACGTTACATAGTTATTCTTATACATATATTATTAAAAATGTATATCCTAACCCATCAGAAGTATTTGATAGTATTCTTTCTGACCCAGAAATTATTAAACGAACTACATCTGTAACAAAATACTATGACGACTTAATCGAAGATATACCTAATCAGTCTGTAGACGATAAAAAGAAAAGATTATATTTAACGTTAGTTAGTATTAATATTTTAGAAGGTATTCGGTTTTATGTTTCCTTTGCATGTTCATATTGCTTTGCACAAAACAAAACAATGGAAGGTAATGCAAAAATTATTTCTCTTATTAATAGAGATGAAAATTTACATTTAGCTTCTACTCAGAATATTCTTAAGTATCTTAAAAATAATGAAGACGAAGGTTTTCAACATATTGTAAAAGAATGTGAACCATTAGTTCATAAGATGTTTGAAGATGCTGCTAAAGAAGAAATGGAGTGGGCAAGATATCTTTTTAAAGATGGTTCAATGCTTGGATTGAATGATGAAATTTTAATTCAGTATATGAAGCATTTATGTAATCGTAGAACTAAAGCTGTAGGAGTTAAAAATGTATTTGAAGATACTCCGAACCCTATTCAATGGATTAAAAATTGGACAGAGAGTAAGCATGTTCAAGTTGCTCCTCAAGAGACTCAGATAGAAACTTATAAGGTCGGTTCATTTAAACACGATACATCTGAAACTGATTTTTCAGACTTTAATTTCTAGTTCTTCTTATGACAAGTTAGTCGACTTAGGTCAAGCTCAGGTAGAGGTTTTTCTATTTTGAGCTTACCTAAGTTATCATTTTGAATAACTAACTTACTACCACCTATTATATTACCGTCGTGTACATCGTAGAGAAAGAAAACTGTCTTAGTAAAACCTACGCGAATAATTCTTCCAGGTTTGCCATCTATATAAACTACATCATCTGCTTTGTAATCATTTCCTGCGAATACAAATACAGAGGCTGTTAGTTTTTTTATACTAGACTGAAATAATACTACTACAAACGCAACTACAAACAGCCAACCATATTCCCCAAACAAATGGCTGACGAAGTACTCAATTGATTTTTGTACATCCCCTGCTTGATTTCCGGCGTCGTTCATATAATTATTTAATACTATTTACATAAATAGTTATATATGAGGAAAGTTATAGATTTTATTACTAGATACAAAAAGGAAATTGGTGGGTTATTACGACACGTTGCTACTATAGCAGGTGGGGTTATGATAGCTAAAGGTTCCTTAACAACAGATTCTTTTGCTATGATACTAGGAGCTTCTTCAAGTATTATTGGTACTGGTTGGTCGTTTGTTAACAAAGCTGCACATAAGAAAGAAATTCATGTTGCCCTTTCAACTGACCCTGTTTCCGGAGAACAGACCCGTGAATTTTGTGATACGGATAAGGTCTGGAAAAGCGCTGATTAATTAATACCTCAGTATAAATATTTACATGTCACCAGGCTACCTGTATATTATTACAAATAATTCATGGCCAGGTTGGATAAAAATAGGAACTACTCGTAATTTGAAAACCCGTCTGCAAACTTATCAGACGGGTTCTCCTTTTAGAGATTATGAGATAATTTATTCTATTAAACATCCTGAATACCTCAAGGCCGAACAAAATATAAAATACCAAATGCAAAGATTTGCTAAACAAATTAAAAACGAATGGTATGAGGTTGATATAGAAATAGCTAAAGTTAGATTATTAGAACAATTAGATAATTATTTTTACGGAGAATGTGACTATGAAGAGATTTACACTAAAGTTTCTTCTGCGATGTATAAATAATTAAAATGACATTTGATCAGTTATCAGAGGCAAATGAGATAATCTTACAAGAAGGACCATTTACGAATGCGTTAGCTGCATTAGGTATTATAGGTGCTACTCTCGGTGGCGCCGGGCAAGTACAAGCCAAAATGCCTACTCCAATAACTCAGTCTATTAAACAGGATCAATCTTATTATGAGTATATTGCTCCGAGTGAAGGTAAAGGTAAAGACGGTCGCCCGGGATATGCGTACAAAGACCACAAAGGTTACTTAACCGTTGGAGTAGGCCATCTTGTTCTACGCAATGACAGAGCGTTAAAGACTGTCACTGGTAGGGATTATAGTAGTGTTGTCTCCGGTAAAAAACCTCTTTCAGAGCGACAAATGCAACAATTGTTTAATATTGATGTGAAAGCTAAAATAGCAGCAGCTCAAAACAAAATTCCTAGTTTTAATTCCTTACCACAATATGTACGTAATGCTATTGTAGATGGATTCTTTAGAGGAGACTTATCTGGTAGTAAAAATACTATAGGGCATATTAATAACGGAGATTTTAGATCAGCTGCTAAAGAGTATTTAAATCATGCTGGTTATAGAACATCTAAAGAGGAAGGTACAGGTGTTGCTGGTAGAATGGAACGTAATGCTGCAGCATTTGCAACGTATGGTGGTGGTTCCTCATCAAGTCAACCTGTAAAGACAGATTTCTATACAGTTAAACCAGGAGATACCTTAAGTAAGATAGCTAAACAGTCAGGTAAATCAATTAATGATATTATTAGAGTAAATAAACTCTCTAATCCTGATAAACTTCAAATTGGACAACGGTTATCTCTTTAAATTTGCATAAATAATTATAATATGCAAACAACTCAGAAATTAGATGAGTATATAACTGAATTTTCTAGTAACAAAGTATCTGAAGAGCAACCAATTACTTCTAGCGCAGAATTAACTCAGGTGATAGAGATGGCTCAAGAATTAAATGAGATGTTAACAGAAGATTACCCGCAACACGATTGGATGAAAGCTAAAGTTACTAAAGCTGCTAATTATATAAAAGCAGTTCATGAATATATATCAAATGACTTAAATGAAGAAGGTCAACCTGATAGTACCGATCCAGTTAAAGTTTATATATCAACTAACTAATTAATAATGTCTAAGACCTTTAAAAAATACTTCGAAGCTGCAAATTATTATAATGATACTCTGCATCCTAATTTTTGGGATGACTTTGTATTCAGAGATGATATATTAAAACCAATTTTAAAAATTGTAGATGATTTTGTTAAGAACGATGATCATGTCTCTGCTGAGATGATAGAAGATATACAATTAACAGGTTCATTAGCTAATTATAATTATTCTGATCATTCAGATTTAGATGTTCATATCTTATTAGACTTTGCTGACATAAACGAAGATGAGGCTATTGTAAAAAGAGCATTAGATGGTAAAAGATTTATATGGAACTTGAGACACGATATACAATTTAATAATCATGAGGTTGAATTATATTTTCAAGACATTCATGAGCCACATGTAGCTTCTGGTCTATTTAGTTTGTCAGATAATAAATGGATTAAAAAACCTAAACATGACCCACCAGAAATAGATCATCAAGATGTACAAAAGAAAGCAACATCCTTTAAAAAAGAGCTTGAGCTTTTAGAAGATTTATTAGATAATATTAGTGACGAGAAAGAATTTAGTCTTGTTAATAGTCGCGCTAAAAAGTTAAAAGACAAACTTATGAAGATGCGAAAAGATGGTCTTGCAAGTAAAGGAGAGTTTTCTGTAGAAAACTTAGCCTTTAAAACTTTACGTAATGATGAGACTATAGCTAAATTAAATGACTTGATTATTAAATCATATGATCTTATGTTCTCTAAAGATGACTTGGAAGAGAAAAATGGATTGGAAGAATGGGAGCGTACAATGTTAAAGGCTTTAAATACAAAAAAAGATCCAAAACATCAACATGATAAAAATCCAGAAAGGTATCCAGCAGGTATATGAAAACATTTAAACAATATTTTTTAGAAAATACTGTAGATATTACAGCTACTCCATCAGGAAAGCGTCCGGTAAAGTTAGGGCAGGTTGACACAGATCAAGCGCAACAGATCGCTAATTATGTAGATAGGGTTAGTAGCGGAGGAGAGCAAGATATTATTGATTTAATTGATGGTTCTAAATTTGATACAGGCGGTGGAAATTATGATAAAAATAAATATTTTCAAGTTTTTGATTATCTATTATACAATGAAAAGTACAAAATAGATTGGAAAGAATTTAAAAATCATACTCAAAATAGATTCACAGAAAATAATCTACAAAAATGGTTTAATGCTTCTCATGGAGAGTTTAATTTATATGAAGATTTCGCTGGGCCTATATTAAGCAAATTTGTTAAAGCTAATGTAAAAGAGTTTTTTGAAGAACTATTTGTTATTAATCCTGCTATTGGAGGAACGTCAGTTGGAGATGGAGAGTTTATTTTAGGTATTTTAGGTAACGGAGTTAAAGGTGGGGTAGGAGATGTTGATGTTATTCAAATTGATGGTACCGAAACAACTTTAGAAGTTGGTACATCAAATAAAATTATAGGTGGCTCTTCTCGAGAAAAATCTTTTCAAAGTCTAGCGCGTAGTATTATTGAAGCTATACAAGCCCCTATTGGAGAAGCTAGTGATATAGCATTTAATAACGAGCAACAAAAATGGTCTTACGTTAATAATTTATTGCAAAAGTATCCTGTATTAGAAGGTCAAAATTTAAATTGGTTAATTAATTTATTAAAAGAAGCTTCTAATGATGCTCGATATTCTGACGCTGAGGGAGGAACAGCTGGTTCCTCTGAGCTAAATAGAATTGTTGGTGGTATAGTTTTATTTGATTATATTATAGGTCATGGAGATGATATAATTGTTTCTATTTATCATGGGGTTAAAAAACCTGCAGGGTTTACTGATTATGATGTAAGATATGCTAACGTAAATAACCTCGGTCTTGAAGGTACTATTAATTTAATTCTACAGAAAGATTGGTATAATTTTAATATTGACAAACAAGCAACAAGATTTACATTTGGTACATGAACGCAATCGGATTATATGATACAACAATTATGGGTTATAGGGTTAAAATACAACCTTATAAAATTAGTATCTTTGATGATGATAACGGTATTGTAGGAGAGAAAGTACCTAATAAAATAGTAAAGTATATTATTGATGAAGGGTTTTGTGACTCTTGGTTAACTAGTGCTCAAGGTATCAAAGTAAACGTTTACAGACAAAAACAATGTTAGAATTTAAAGATTATTTTCCGCTATATGAAGCTGCTGGTCCAAATAAACATTTGACTCATTTAGAAGAACTCATTCTTACTAATGGTAAAGATGGAGCAACTAGAGCAATTAAATACCTTCAAGCATTAACAGAAGTTCTTGATAGTAACACTCCCAAAGCAGTTAATACTACAGTTAAGTATGATGGTGCCCCTGCAGTAGTAATTGGAGTTGATCCTAATGGTAATTTTTTCGTAGGTAGTAAGTCTGTGTTTGCTAAGACCCCTAAGATGAATTACTCTATTAATGATATCAAACAGAACCATTCTCAAGCTCCAGGTTTAGTAGATAAATTAATCCAAACATTTATACATTTTAAAGACACAAAATTTAATTCAACTTATCAAGGAGACTTTTTATTCGATGAGCAGATAAAAGAATTTAATACAATTGATGGAGAAGAGCATGTTATATTTAAACCTAACACAATTGTATATGCTGTACCAACTGATAGTGAAGAAGGTCAAAAGATATCAAAAGCTAAAATCGGTGTTGTGTTTCATACTGAGTATGATGTTAATTTAGATGAAGAAGGTTTACCTAGATTTACTACTAAGAAGTTTGGAGTAGATGTTACTGATATTAATCCTGGACCAGATGTTTACGTTAAAGATGCTTACTTTGAAAGTGATGCTGGTCATGTAACATTAACAGGAGAAGAAACTAAATTAGTTAATGTCTCTATTAATAATGCTATACAGTCTATTGGTAATATAGACTTTGATAGGGTAACAGAAAAAATGTTATCTAGTATTAACACTTATATTAATACTGAAATAAGAGGAGGAGAGTTTTTAGGAGACAGCGCTGTATCATTTCAGAACTTTGTAGAATGGTTTACTGGTAGAGTTGATAAACAAATAAGTACACTGAAGAGTGATGCTGGTATACAACGAGCTACTAAAGCAAAAGAGACATTATTATCTTTAATAGAAACTGCTAAAGAAGATAT